TACTGGCAAGCGCCGATACCCATTGCGCGGCAATCCTGAAAGCACGCAACACGTTGCCCATTATCGGAAAGTCTGGCGCTTGCGCGCATACCGTCCTAGGGCGTTGCAGTTCGTCAATGTCAAAGAGCCTGCACAACATACGCCCTAAGTTAGGGGAAGTCAAGCACCATGTAACACACTGTAAATGCTACACTTTTTACAGTTAGACAGCTTATAGAACGAATCAGGAACATAAAGTAAGAGGCACTCACATTGTTAGATTATTACCGTAGAAAAGTCTGCCTCACATTTCTTTCGGTAGGGGAGTGTATGTGATGTAATACGGTATTTACATCACGGTAATTGAATTGTTAGCGATAACAAGTTAATGAAATCAAGGGCTTGAAACGCTTGACTGTAGGCTAAAAACTGTAGGGTTTTTTTTGGGTCTAAGTCATTGAAAACATTGGAGAAAACTTACCCCGCGAGGGGTTTTCGGCTGTCTCCCGTTTAGGGAGGGAGACAGCGACGAAAATTACCCTAATCTCGCGGGGCCGCGCGTCATTTTAGTAAAACTGCACAATTGCTTGTAATGCAGGAGGGGCGTTGTCAGACTGTCCCAAGTCGCCCGCCCGCGCGCCCTTGAAGGATCGCCCATGCCCGCCTATCGCCCCCGCTTCGCGCCCGCCGAACCGGTGCCCCCCCAGCCTTCGCCAGAGGTGCCGCACAGGCCGTTAAAGCCCGCGCCGGTATCTCCCCCGCCAGAATTGCCTTCCCCCGCTGTAGTGCCAGCCGATGAAGCACCAGACCCTGGTTTGCCGCCGGGTCTGCCCGCGCATGTCGCCGCAACTCTGGCAAAGGCTGGCGAAAGGGCCGCTCAACGCCTGCTGGAACTGCTCGCCGGTCCCCGCTTTGAGCGTTTTCGCCCGTCCGAACAACGCGCCCTGATCGAGCTCGCCCTTACTCGCGCCTATGGCTTGCCCGTGCGTCGCGAGGTATCCGTCAATCTGTCGTCATCGGACAGCGATGCAGTCGCCGCGTCCCTTGCCAGCCTGGCAGGCCGCCCGCTGCCCGAATACGTCAACGCGACGCTGCGAGGGGGGCTGGAAGCCCGGAACGTATCGCCCGAGGTGGATGACCACTGACAAGCCTATCGCCCGTCAGCGGCCTTCCTAGAGCCTCTCAGACGGTGTTGCATAAATACAACAGTTATGTTCCGCATTTGTTCTTTCGGTCGTTCCCCCGTCAGGGGATGGTTTAACCTTGAACATTCAGGTCATATCGCAATGTTTGAATGTTAAGGCTAACAGTTAGTTTAACGTTAAACTATCTCGGTCGCCGGATCGTTTAACGCTTAACAATCCAGGCCGCCCGATAGTTTAACGTTGAACAATCGTCGCCGCGCCGCAACACTGCATATGCAGAAAACCGCGCCGCGCCGCAGCACCCCCACCCCCGGGGGTCCGATTTCGGTAGCTTGATTTCGACCACCCCCACACTGAGAAAAATTTTTCTGTGGAAAATACTTGTTCCGCATCAAGAAAAAATTTTCTGTGGAAAGTAGCTGCGAGCACCAAGAAAAATTTTTTTGTAGAAAGCGATTGCGAGCACCGAGAAAAATTTTTCTGTGGAGAATACTTGCCCCACACTGAGAAAAAATTTTTTGTAGAAAGCGGCTGTGTGTGCCGATACAAATTTTTTGTTGGGCTTATAATACCCTAGTTAGGGTAAAAGTTGTCGCTAGTCAAAAAATTTTTTGCGCGCATAAAAACGCCCTTGGCTAGAAGTTAATATTTTTGGCTGCGTTAAACAGGTGCCGACCAGCGGCGGGGAGGTGACGGACCGCTGGTCGGCTACAGTAAAACGCCTGACCAACGTTTTACTGTTGCTTTTTGGCAAAAGCATATAATAATTAACAGAAATTTTAGGTATTGTCAAGCGTGTTTTTATCGCTTGACTGTTAAGCCTATATCTGCGATTATTACCCTAAAGGGGGTAATAATCTCTATGGACCTACAGTTTCTAAATCCGACGCAACGTGTGTTGGCAGAAGAAGTTATTCGCAAGTGCGCCATGTCGCGCCTGTACTTTGTTAAAGAAGTTTTGGGCGTTGAACACATCGAAGATTGGCAGATTTCTGTGCTAAAAGCACTAGATCGCGGCGAAACAAAAATATCTATTCGGTCAGGCCACGGCGTCGGTAAAACGGCGCTGTGTAGCTGGTGCGGGCTGCACTTTGTGCTTTTTCGTGATGATGTAAAAGTTGTAATTACATCGCCATCGTTCAAGCAAATGAGCGATGGTCTGATTTCCGAAATGCAGAAATGGATCAATCGGCTTCCAACTTGGATTAGTATGCAGCTAGACATTACTGCTGACCGAATGACGCGCAAGCCGAATAATAAAAACAACTTCATTTCATTCCGCACTGCTCGCAAAGAAAACCCGGAAGCTCTACAGGGCGTTCACGCCAGCCATGTAATGATTATTGTTGATGAGGCTTCTGGTGTCGATGAGGTGGTTTATGAGGCCGGACAAGGGGCGTTGTCCACGAAAGGAGCTATTGCTATTCTGATTGGAAACCCAACTCAGCCTAGCGGGTTTTTCTATAAAACACAAACCGTGTTGTCAGATTTATGGTGGACCAAACGTGTTTCCTGTATGGACAGCAGTAGGGTGTCGCCAGAGTATATTGAGAGCCAGCGTCGGACTTACGGAGAAAATAGCCGGGAATTTGCTGTTCGTGTGTTGGGCGAGTTTCCCAAATCTGGTAGCGATAGCGTTGTGCCTCGGGCCTTTGTGGAAAGCGCCATTGGTCGCGAAGTTCATGTAATTAGAGATGAAGTGGTGTGGGGCATTGACCCTGGCCGTGGTGGCGATCCGACAGGATTTGTTGAAAGATCGCCTAATGCTGTGTTGGCGCTGGAGAATTTGCGTTATGACAACTTGATGGACGTTGCCGGTTGGGTAATGTCTCGTTGGAAAACAACTCCGCCGTCTCGTCGCCCTGTAAGGTTGTATGTCGATAGTAACGGTTTGGGTGCTGGGCTAGCGGATCGTTTGTTGGAGTTGTCTTTGCCTGTAGTCCATGTAAACGTATCCGAAGTTGCGTCAGTGTCGGAGACTTATTTACGGCTGCGAGATGAAATTTGGTTTAAGGCGCGTGAATGGTTTGAGGGCATGGACAAGTATATTGATCCAGAAATACCCTTGTTAGGGGAATTTGTGGAAGAACTGGTTTCTGTAAATTATAAGCTGTTGTCATCTGGTAAGGTGCAGGTTGAACCTAAAGACGCTAGCAAGAAGCGCCTGACCAGATCGCCCAACTTGGCCGATGCTTTTAATGTGACATTCGCCCATGAGGGAGCTATCTTGTCTGGTAGTTACCGCACTGGTGGCTGGGGCAAGGTTGACACGCTAGCTTACCGCGCTCCTGGGTTCAAAAAGAAAGCCTCTTGACAAGTTTAATTAGTTGTGATATAAGCTAAATCGCTTTCCTGTGGACCACTAGAGGGGCTGTTGAGTTCTAGCGTTGGACCAGCCCCTCACTTTTTTGGAGGTTAAAATGAAAAAGCCGATCTACCGCACTAAGGGCACTGGCGCGGTTTCTGCTCGTGAGCGCAAGATGGCCGCTGCTGCTATTCCTCGTCGGTCTAGTGCTACTAGCAATGGTGTGGCCGTGCGTCGGGCTGGCAAAGTTATGACAAACATTCGTAAGGGGTTGCGTTGATGGCTATTACAGGTGGTGGCGGCGGGTCTCGTGGCGTAGGCAGCGGGCCTAACTCTCTGAACGGCGCTACTGGTGCGCGCGGGCTGGCCCTGAACCGCCCTCGTAGCCTCAACCAGATTACTCGGCCTAGCATCGGGTCTCGTATCGTTGACACGATCAAGAACATGTACCGTAACCCCGGTACTCGCAACCCTGGGGCACGGACCATCCGTCCTCGGTAAGCCATGAGGTGAGAAATGCCCATTCGTGGACCTAAGCCGTTCATGCCTAAGCCGCCTCGGCCCGAGAGCGGTATCTTTTCGTCTAATGGCAGGCAAAAAGTTGATAGCACAGCAGATTTCCCCTATAAGGGGGTAAAAACTGTTGCTGTGACGGTTAACCAGCCTGTGAAGCCGCGCAAGCGTGACAACCGCATTAGGGGTGGGTGATATGAGCAAGATCGGCAAGTATTCTACTGCTGGTGGAGAGGTCAAGCAGTCCCGCTTTACTTCTAATGGCGGAAATGGTGGCTATATGAAGAAAGCCGCTATCCCTGATCCGGTTGACCCGCGCAAAGAACCGGCAGAAATGGTTGCAGGTAACGCTCGTGGCAAGGGTCGCCCGTTCCGCACCATTCGCGTGCTGTGATGCGATGGCACTTATACCCTCACTTAGGGTAAAGTCTCTGCGCTACTTAGCGCGCGACGGCCATGTTCCAGTGGCTAAGTCTCAAGTAATCAAGCCTATTATATTGCTTGAGTCGGTATCCAAACCTGAACCATAAACGCTGCACTTTTCGGGAACTGGCAAATGAAACCCAATCTAAAAGACGTAATTGCAGAAATTCAAGCGCGTGTGAACGACGCTGTGCAATTCATGCAGGAATTTACCGACGATTGGGAACGTGCTGAGCGATATTTTGCCGGGCAATCTGATCTTCCGACAGAAGAAGGTCGGTCTGATGCGGTTAAAACAGAAGTCCGTGACCTGATCAGGGCGTTAAAGCCTAATATCATGCGGACGCTGTATCACTCGCGCAAACCCGTGCAATATATGCCGTCTAACGTAAGTCATGCAGCGTTTTTGGAGTATCAAGCACTCTACATTAC